TCACACATTTGATGTGCATTACTTCCCACTATCAACGGAAGATGCAAATGTAGAAATGCATGATGTAGCTGAGAAGCTATATGACGTAATGGAATGGATATCAATTGGATTGGGTTCACATCACGGATCCAAGATGACTCATGAAATCATTGACGGCGTTCTTCATTTTTCCGTTTCATACGATTTCCACTTGATGCGTCCAAAGAAAGACTATCCGAAGATGCAAACTCTCACTGAGGAGGGATTTATTAAAAATGGCTAAAGCTGAAGATAAAACGGTAGATGAGCCGGTAGTTACCCAAGGGTATACCAAGTCACAGATTACGGAATCTAAGAAGTTCGCAGAGAATCAAGATGTTCTGAACGGACTCTTAGAAGATGGTAAGGCATACACGATTGAAGAGGTTGAAAGTATCACCAAAACATTCTTAGGAAAGGAAGTGAAGTAACGTGGCTGGAGGAACATTCGTAACTCAGAATAAAGTAAGACCTGGCGTGTATATCGAAACTAGCTCAGTACCGAAACCGCTTGGAACCTTAGGTGAGCGTGGCATTACTGCATTAGCGCTTACACTCCCATGGGGACCAGCTAAACAGCTTATTGCTGTAGAGGCAGGAGCAGACACTTTTAATGTGCTTGGATACGACATTACAGACGCTTCACTACTGTTAGTCAAAGAATCCCTAAAACGAGCTAAGACGTTGCTCTTATATCGTTTGAACGAAGGTGTTAAAGCTACTGCAACGTTATCAACTTTGATTGTGACAGCTAAATACGGTGGTACGCGTGGTAATGACATTTCAGTCATCATCCAGACCAATATAGATGATCCTGCAAAGTTCGACGTTAATACACTCGTATCAGGCACTGTAGTGAACACACAGATCGTTTCAGGCATTACAGGGCTGGTGTCAAACGATTGGGTAGTGTTTAGCGGGACAGGCACTTTAACTGTCACAGCGGGGTTACCACTCAAAGGTGGCACCGATGGTGTTGTGACAAATGCTGATCATACCGCATTCCTTGCAGCAGTTGAATTGCTAGATTTCAACACTGTTGGATTGACTACGGACGAAGCACAATTGAAATCAGTCTACACAGCCTTTGTTAAGCGCCTTAGAGAGGACGAGGGCAAGAAAGTACAAGCAGTTGTGCCAAACTATCCTATTGCTGATTACGAGGGCGTGATAAGCGTTAAAAACGGTGTGGTGCTATCTGATGGTACAACTCTCACTAATGCTCAGGCAGTTGCGTGGGTGGCAGGAGCTACGGCAGCAGCTAATGTTAATGAAGCACTTACCTATAGTGCTTATGACGATGCGGTGGACGTAACGCCGCGTTACACCAACACTCAGATCATAGTAGCCTTGAATGCTGGAGAATTCCTATTTACGGCTAGTAATGGTAGGGCAATTGTTGAACAGGATATCAATACTTTGCATAGCTTCACGGTTAAAAAGGATAAAAGATTTAGAAAGAATCGTGTTATCAGGGTACTAGATGGTTTAGCTAATGACATTAAGAGGATATTTGAGAAATTCTATGTTGGTCAAGTAGACAACACCAGTGATGGCCGTAATTTACTAAGAAGTGAATCAATCAGCTTATTTAATAAGTATCAAGAGATTAACGCCATTCAAAATTTCGATGCACAGAACGACATTACATTTATTCAAGGCGATGAATCTGACTCAGTGTATGCAGAAAGCTTCCCTCAGCCAGTAGATTCTATCGAAAAAATATACTTAAGATTGAAGGTGAAGTAGTATGTCATTCTTAAATGCAATGGATACAATATCCGGCCAAGAAGGTCGGGCATATGCAACGATCGGTGGACAGGTCGAAGAGATGTTTTACATCAAAACACTCGAAGCTACCGTTGAAAAGCAAAAGACAGAAGTGAAAACTCTTGGCAGACGCGGAACACAACACAAAGCCAATGGTTGGGCAGGTACTGGGAGTATGACTATTTACTATGTTACTTCTCGATTCCGTCAACTGATGCTGAATTATATCAAAACAGGCAAAGACACCTACTTTGATATCACCATTGTTAATGAGGATGAAGGGTCATCGATCGGTAAGCAAACCGTTGTATTACGGGGCGTTAACTTAGACAGTGTAATTATGGCCAAGATTGATACAGAGAGCGATGTACTTGAAGAAGATACTGACTTTACCTTTGATGACGTAGATATTTTAGATCAATTCGGAGCCCCAACGTTGGGTTAATAAAATAATAAATAATAGGAGGAATTATATATGAGTGATTTAAGTGTGTTTTTTGCACAGAATGTAGCGGTTGAGGTGGCGGAAGATTTTGAGGTGTCCCCTCGATTCAAGGATAAAGACGGCAAGGTTGGAAAATGGAAGCTACGGTCTATCACAGAGGAAGACAACCAAGAATTGAGAAAGTCGGCAACTAAGAAAGTGAAGGGTAAGAATGGGGTGTATACCCCTGATCTCGATACAAATGATTACCTTTCTAAGTTGGTCGTTGCCTGTGTAGCTTACCCTGATTTGAAAAACGCCGAGATTCAAAAGACATACGGCGTAATGGGAGCTGAGAAACTTTTGCGTAAAATGTTGCTTCCAGGAGAGTTCAGTAACCTCATGGATAAAGTGCAGGCAATGAACGGATTCGATCGAGACATGAATGACATGGTAGAAGAAGTAAAAAACTAATAGAGGAGGGCGATAGTGAGGCTAATTTTGCTTACTACGCCCTCCATGAATTACACATCTTGCCGCATGTCTTAATGAATATGAGAGGAGAGGAACAGGCTGCAATATACGCCATGATTTCCGTTAAGATTGATAAAGAAAAGAAAGAACGAGCGAAGCCAAAAGGTAAAGGGCGTAAAAAACGATAGACCCCCAAGGATAACGCTGTTATATTTATAGTAAATATTACCTATGGGAGTTGTGAGTTGTGAAATCAATACGCAATGTTTTGGCGTTCATATCCTTCTTGTTGGCTATAGTTCTCCTAGTGGTTACAGTACTTACATTTGCTATACCTGAAATGGAAGGAAAAGGCGTTGCTTTATCGATGACAATTGTGTTTTTAATATTAGGAATTGTTCTGAAAGTGCCTTCTAAATATTCGGAAGAAGCGAAGAGGAAAAAAGAAGAGTTAGGAATTACCGCTTCAAGCACCTTGCACCATGTTGAGGGTCTACCATTATCCGAAAAAACATTATGCAAGGTATCTGTGACGGGCATTGGACTTTTTATTGAAGGTGGAGGAATAGATTTCGAGATTAGTTCTTCGCAAATCAGAGCAGTTGAAGTTAAAACTGATGTGGAAATTGCAAATATTGTTCATAGTAGTGCGGCAAAGGGAATTGTTGGCGGCTTGGTTTTTGGTCCAATTGGTTTAATTGTCGGTTCAAGGGCGACTAATAAAGAAAAAAGGACATCTACTCATTATTTAATAGTGAATTATATTAATGCAGCCGGTGAAATATCGGCATTGATGTTCCTTTCTGGATCAACACCTTTAGAAGCACTGAAGATACAAAGAAAACTCCAGCCAACTATTGTGAACAATCCAAAAGTTAGTATTCAATTATAATTTCTTGAACAAAAGACACCTTCTATAAGTGAGGGTGTCTTTTGTTTTTGTCGGAAAGGAGGATACCTATGGCAACTGTTTCATCAAGCCTAAAACTATTCGATGCTATGAGTGGACCATTGAAAAATATCACACAAGGTATGAACATGATGGTATCCACTATGCAGAGAATGCAAAACGCAACAGACAGAAACTTGAATGTAGATAAATCGTTAATGGCCGCCAAGGAACGGATAGCATCTGCTGAAGCTGAAATAAATCGTCAAATCCAAGCATCTCAACAAAGTCAAAACAGGTTCAACCAATCCGTGAAAAACAGTCATTCTCCCATGTTCAGACTCGGTGCAGCTGTTGTCGGTGTTAATCAAGGAGTTGAGTTACTTAGAAAAGGGTGGGATCTACTTCGTAGTGGAATGGACATATCCGATAATATGACTGCTGCCAACGCCCGCCTATCTATGATCAATGACGGTACTAGAACAAGGGCACAATTGGAAAATGAGGTCCTTGGTATCGCCAACAGGACAAGAGCGAGTTATGAAGCGACAGCCGGATTGATAACAAAAGTCGGGGCAGGTACACAAGGAGTATTCAAAGACAATAACAGTTTGCTAAAGTTTGCCGAAAGTTTTAATAAATCACTCGTTGTCAGTGGAGCTACGGCTGTTGAATCAGAATCTGCTATTTTACAAATGTCCCAGGCATTAGGTAGTGGAGTTCTTCAAGGCGATGAACTAAGGTCACTTAGTGAGACAGCTCCTGCACTCATGCGGATCTTGGCTGATGGCTTAGGGGTGGCACGTGGTCAGTTGAAGAAAATGGGAGCTGATGGAGAACTTACGTCTGACAAGATAGTTAAAGCCTTTAAGAATCAACAGAGTAGGATTGACGAAATGTTTAAAACAATGCCTATGACCTTTGGTGGAGCAATGACACAGATGAGTAACAGGTTTAAAACGTGGTTTGTTACATTAAATCAAGCAGGAGGACCACTACAAAACATTACAGAGAAAGTTGTAGCTTTAGTTGCTTTTCTAAACAGTGCTGATGGGCAAGCATTTTTTAATGGATTCGCGCAAGGCATAACAGTAGCCACCGACTCTCTCATGTGGTTAATTCAAACAGCTTCCCAAGTGTATTCATTCTTCTCGACTAACTGGACAACTATCGAACCTATCATTTGGGGTTTAGTTTGGGCGTTTGCAGCTTGGAAAGCTATAACAATTGGAGTTGCAATCCAACAGGGGATTATGGCGATTGCAACAGGAACGGGAACGCTGGCTGTTTTCGCTCAAACATTGGCGACATTCGGTTTAGTAGCTGCATGGAACACTCTTAATGCTGCCATGAAAGCCAATGTAATTATTTTGATCGTTTCTTTAGTAATCGGTCTGATTGTTTGGCTTGTGCAACTATGGAAGACGAATGATAATGTGGCAGCGTTTATGATGAGGGCTTGGAATGGGTTTTTGAATTTCTTTAGCACAATACCCGCTTACTTCTGGACTGTAGTTGAAGGAATGGCACAGGCTTTCGTGTGGTGGGCTGGAAGTATCGGAAAGATTTATGACACAGTAATCAATGGGATAATCGATGGTATTAACTCGGTTCTTGAGTTGATTAATGCGGTCACTGGATCATCTTATGAGATTGCGGGCACTTTTAGTTTTGAGAATATCGCAGATGCTGCATTGGAATATGCAGGAGCCAAAAAGGATCAGGCTTATGCTGATGCTGCAACTAAGGCGGCAGAACGTGAACAGAAAGTATTGGATATGCTAAATAACCGCACTGAACAGAGAGCTGCAGAAGATGCGGCAAAAAACGCGAAAGTGGCAGGTTCAGGTGATAAGGCAGTAGGGGGGTTGTTTGACCCTACATCTCCCGCCATTGCTGCTAAGGATGACAAAAAGAAGAAAAACATAGGTACGGTAGATAAGATAAAAGGCAAAGTTGATATATCCAGTGAGGACCTAAAGGTAATGCGTGATCTTGCAGAGATGAAGAACATTCAGAACTTTGTTACCCTGACACCAACGGTTCAAGTTAAAACGGGTCCCATCAGTAATGAAACCAACCTTGACTCTATCGTGTCTAAGATTACCACTCACCTTCAAGACTCTGTTGCGTCGTCCGCTAAAGGAGTGTTCTCTAATGGCTGAGTATAGCATTGAGCTAAGCTATAACAATCACGAGGTATTCTTTCAAATCCCTGTACTCCCTGAAGAGATTGAGATTGAGGGGTCAGGGAACGGAGAAACGCATGACGTTGCAGGGTTGGGTGAGATCAATGTTATCAAGGCTCCTAAGCTGAAAGAGATTAGCTTTAGCGGTGTATTTCCTGCTGATATGTCTAATGCAATACAATCAGCTGGATTTGATGGTCCCGCGGATTTTATCCGACGTATCGAGGATTGGATGAACAAAAAGCGTCCAATCCGTTTTATCTATGTCAGCGAGAGTTTATCAATAAATATTCCGGTATCAATTGAAGATTTTAACTATAAAGAAGTTGGTGGTGCTGTTGGTGATTGGGAATATGACATCTCTTTGAAAGAGTTTGTTTTCTACGCTGCTAAGAAGGTTGTTTTTGCTAAAAAGGCAACAGCTACTATTGCAAAGAAAACAGCTACCAAAACAGAACCAAAGCGTGCCGATGAACGAACCAAGCCAAAGACAGTCACTATCAAGAGTGGTGACACACTGTTTATTATTGCAAAAAAGAATCTAGGTGACGGATCGAAGTATAAAGAGATTCAGAAATTAAACGGTATTACGGACGCACAGGCCAAGAAATTGAAGATTGGGACCGTAATTAAACTCCCGGGGTGATCATATGGAATTACTGATCGATAACAAGGACGGGAATGTGTGGGATGTATCAGACATTGCGAAAGATATAGGTTACCGCACAAGCAGGATCGGCAAGGCATCGTCACTTGAGTTCACTCTTATTGATCAAGGGATATACCAGGATAAGAAATTCAAGTATCAGAATGGGGATATCGTAAGGTTTACGGATGGATCCAACAAGGTCTTTCTTGGTTACATTTTCCGGCTTGAGACAGGCAAAAGTGCAGAGGCTAAGATCCTTGCTTATGATCAGATGCGTTATCTGAATGTAAACCACACATACTCATTTCAAAATATGAGTGCAACGCAGATCATTCAGAAGATTGCGAAGGACTTTGAATTGACGGTGGGTACATTGGATGATACATCATTCAAGATACCTGCACAGTTGTTTGATGATAAGTCCTTGTTTGACATGATCTGTGAGTCATTGGATAAATCATTGATAGCCAACACGACTAATTTCGTGTTTTTTGATGATTTCGGGAAGCTCACTCTTAAAAATATTTCGAATATGAAATATGGGTTTGTTATCGGGGATGGAAGTTTAATGACGGACTATACCTATTCAAAATCCATTGATGACGACACTTACAATCAAATTGTTTTATACAAGGATAACAAGAAGTCAGGTAAGCGTGAAACGTATAAAGTTAAAGACAGTAACAACATAAAAAAATGGGGACTACTACAGCTGACACAAAGCGTGGATGAAGGGTTAAATACAGCTCAGATCAACGATATGTTAACAAAACTAATAGCAGTCAAGAACCGAGAAACAAGATCAATGAAGATAGAAGCTATCGGAGATTTGAGGTTACGAGCTGGAATGTACGTAAATATTTATATTGAACGTTTCGGCATCAATAAATTCTTTCTGGTAGACGAATGCTCACATAAAAATATCGAATCTAATCACACGATGTCATTGGAATTGAGGTTGGTATAATGTTGGATGTTATCAAGCAAGCTGCATTAGATGTGATCAAGAATAGTAACCCAACAGCTGTAATGTTTGGAACGGTTTTATCAATAAGCCCTTTAGAAATTAGTGTGGATCAGCGCCTAATTCTAACAGAGGTTTTTTTAATTGTCCCTGAATCAATGGGACGCTTTGAAATTGATTTGAAGCACGTTCATGCAATCATCGGTTTACCTGATACCAAGGAATCATTACTAGATAAGATAGTGATCAGAAAAGGTTTAGAGGTTGGTGACAAGGTTCTATTACTACGTGTGCAAGGTGGTCAACAATTCGTGGTGATGGACAAGGTGGTGAGTGGATGATACCGCAAAGCGATATTGAAATGGCTGACGAGGAATTAGAACCGGTTGCCCTACCAAGTAGGACATATAAGCTCGATCTAGTTAACAAGAGAATCAGCAGTCAAACCATAGACGGGCTTGAAGCAATCAAACAAGTTGTATTCAAGATTCTTTCAACTACTCGATTCGAACACCTTATTTACAGTAATGACTTCGGTAGTGAGGTGGATCTATCTGCCAATCGTGGGCGCTCTGTGTTCGAATCTGAGGTCGAACGATGGGTTAAGGAAGCATTGACACAAGATGATCGAATCATAGCTGTAACAAGCTTTAAATTTGCTTATGAACTTGATAATGCCTTGATTAATTTTACGGTCGTTTCGGAGTTTGGAAGATACCAAGAAACGAGGGAGGTGGGCAACATTGTATGAGGATCAAACCTATGAAAATATTTTAGAACGAATGTTAGATAGAGTGCCAGGTGGTATAGATAAGCGAGAAGGAAGCATAATTTATGACGCTTTAGCTCCTGCTGCTGTGGAACTTGCACAAGCCTACATTGATTTAGAAATTAATGCTAATCTTCGCTTTCCTGATACGGCAGCAGATGAGTATCTTGAGCGCTCTATTGCTTGGTCAGGTATTGTGCGGAAGAAGGCAAGTAAAGCTCAATTAAGAGGGGTGTTCTATAACGGTAGTAATGCTTTGTTAGATATACCGATCGGGAGCCGATTTTCTTTAGGGGAACTGAATTACAAAGCTACTGAGAAACTTTCATTAGGAAACTACCGAATAGTATGTGAAATTGCGGGTTCAGAAGGTAATCGTCATTTCGGGGCGGTCTTACCGATTGATTACATTAATGATCTTGGCCGCGGAGAAATAACAGAGTTACTTGTGGCGGGGGAAGACAAGGAAACAGACGAGGCACTTTACGATAACTATCAAGAGAGAATTTCGCGTCCTATCACTTCTGGAAACAGATATCAGTATGAAATGTGGGCAAGGGAGATACCAGGAGTGGGAAGAGCTAGAGCGTTTCCTCTTTGGGACGGTGACGGCACCGTTAAAGTGGCTTTATTAGACGGTGACATGCGTACTCCTGCAACGGCTATAGTAAATGCGGTACAAATATACATTGATCCTACTCAGGATGGCATGGGCGAAGGAATGGCACCTATTGGGGCGATTGCAACAATTGTAGGAGCTTCAGAGGTGCCAATTAACATATCAGTTACAGTTGTTCTTGCTACTGGTGCAACTATTCAGGATATCAAAGAGCAGATTGAGAATGGGATGAAGGCATATTCAAAGGACCTAGCATTTAACGATCCGCTAGTTAGATACACAAGGATTCAGAGCATTATCTTAGGGATACCTCCAGTTATAGACTATTCGAATTTGCTTGTAAATGGAGGAACGCAAAATATTCAGATTCCAATGGATTCCGTTGCAGTCTTGGGCACGGTGAGCGTGTCATGACAGCCGTTGAGAGATTAAGGGAACACTTACCTGATTACTATGATGAAATCGTAGAGATGGACACTCTGACCGCCACAGAAGGTATTGAGTTTGATAGGTTATATTCAGATATCGAGACACTATTAAATGAGTCATATCCTGAGACAGCGACTATATTTCTAGATCGATATGAGAAGGATCTACAAATCGTAGTTGATAAGACAAAGCCAGTAGATCAAAGACGTTCAGTAGTCATATCTAAGATGCGCGGTAGCGGTAAAGTATCAGGGTCGATGATTAAAAACGTTGCTCAAGCCTATGATGGCGGAACGGTTGATGTGGGGGTTGATGTACCTCATTATACGATCATAATTACGTTCATTGATTCCTTGGGTATACCACCGAACCTTAATGATCTTAAACAGGCGTTAGAGGATATAAAACCCGCA